AAGGGCTGTTCGCTCGATGGATTCCTCCAAGGCAATGTAACCTACACTTGCATCGGTGGTTGTTAACAAATGATGAGCGATGATACGACACACCTGTGACTTGCCGATGCCGGAGCCCGCACAAAAGGTAACAATCTCTCCCTTACGAATACCACGGGTCATGGTGTTAAGACCGTCGAAGGGATACGGAACGCTCGCGGTGTTCTTTGGGTTGGTCAGTCGTTCATGGATGTCCTTACCGGAAACAATCGCGTCCGGTCTCCATGCGTTGGCCTGAAAGATCGCGTGAATAACATCCCGGCTCCGCTTGTTGACAAGACATTCGTTGGCATCCTTTAAGGGCAACCGGGCAACCTTGGCTTTACCGGATGGAAGAATACCCACCACGTCCTCGACTGCTTTCCTTCCGGGCTCGTCCTCATCAAACATAAGGATGACCTCGTCCCACTTGTCGAGCCACTTGAGGTTGGACTTAAATACTCGGGCGGCACTGGTGGACCCGGTAGGCAGGGACACACAAGCATATTTGTTATCCTGGATTTGACTGACACTTAACGCATCAACCTCCCCCTCGGTAACAACCAGCTTCATTCCCCCCATAGGGTGCAGGTGTTGACCATAGAAGCGATCCGAGATGTCACCAAGGATCATAAATTGTTTGCCTTCGAACCGTAGCTTCTGGCCTTGTAGCTTTCGGTCGTCGTCGTAGTAATCAGCGATGTGACAGGCGCGTCCTTTGTATGCACCGATGCGATACCTCATGCGCTTACAGGTATCCATTGTGATGTGGCGGGCGGGGATGTCAGAGTAATGACCGTCAAGGAACTGATCCGAGTCGGTGTGTAATGGTTTTGTTATTTTCATAGATGGGTCACGAGTTGCTTCGGCTCTGTCGTAGCTGTTACAAGCGTGACAAAAAGTCGAAAGGTCTTCGTTAACACACAAGGCATCCGATGAGCCGCACGCTTCGCACGGCTGGTGGGTTGCGATATACATGTCTTGTTTTTCTTTAGTCGAACCACGACCGAGGGATGGACTTCTCGCACCAAAGGAACCCGTGCTTGTCACACCAGTCCCCATAGGTTGTCTTACTGCGCTTGTTCAAGGTGTTGGACGCACGCATAAAGACGAAGCGGATATCCAGAGGGTTATCTGCGTACTGCTTTTGAATTAACAAATGCTTCGCCCTGTCTGACGACATGAAGCGACCCTTGGCCTCAAGCATTACACCATTCTCTAAGACAAAGTCCGGTGTGTAGTGGTGCTTCTTGAGATAACCAATCCGCTCGCTTTCGTAGCCAAATTTGACCCCCGCCCGTTTAAGGGCGAGAGCCAACCTTTGTTCAAATTTAGAACGGAATCGAGGCATCCTTACTGTCGTCTTGGAATGCGTCACCGAGGTCTTCGGATACGAAGCCGCCTTCTTGGGCATCGAATGAGAAACCAGAGGCTCCACCTTCATACTCCTTAAGCTCAATGATCTGTGCTGCCTTTAGCCGTAAGGTATAACCCACCCCCATGGATGGCACATACCAAGACGTAGGCTCAACCCCAAGGCGCATCGTGGAACCCGATCCAATGTTAATGTCGCCATTAATTTTCTGCCCTTGGCTATCAAACAGGGCCACCCCAAAGATAACAAGTTTTCCTTGGACCGTCTTCTGGGCTACCTGTTTGGCGTAGACTTCATACTCGTCGTCATCGTTAAGACGTAGCGGGAGTTTCGTGGATCGCGTAAGACGCTTCTTTCCGGTCTCCTTACAATGTCTTTCGTATTCCTTTTCGAACCACGGATTGATGTGGGCCTCCATCTTTTCGTAGTCGTCCTTAGAAAGGATCAGCTTACACGAGTAGACGCCGGCGTCATCAAACTTAGTGTCCGGTGTGGTTAGCTTAGGATACCTTGCGGTGCCTATAGGCGTTGTCAGTTGTTGTTTCATCTTTATTTTGGTTTTCTTTGTTTCTTTGTTTTTCTCAGCTTCAACTGAAAAAGTATTTTGATTCCCTTAGGGTGTTAACATCAAAGGTTCCGTAGTCCGGTAGGCTAGGTAGCTCCTCGCAAGACTCGTTTTGCCACGCTTCGGCGAGGTCTGCAAGAATATCTTTGCTAAACATCCCCGCAAAGCTATCTCGAAGTGAAGATGCAAGTGTTTCGCAGTTGTTACTGTGGGTCGCAAAGCTGTCGTGGATCATCGCGAAGTCATAGAGGCCGCGCCGATGCGCTTCGTTAACAGTTAACACCAAGCCCGCCGCATCAAGACTGTGGACGACATTGGGTGCCACCCCGTTGCTTTGCTTTCGCGGATCGAGGTCGTCCGTTGCATCCTTAAAGCGAACTGAAGTCAACGATCCGTTCAACCAGGTGCTCACGCGTCGGCTGACTTGCTTGCGATAGTCTTGGCTGACCCTGAATCCACTCGGTGCGATCCACGTCAATGGTAAATCCTGTTGCGTCATCAACCGGGAGACATCTTGGAACCAGTCCATCACTTGCTTAGGTTTTGTTAACAAAGTCTCGATGCTTTCCCACAACAGATCCCCAAGATACTTGATGGCTGGATACATGTGACTCCGGCCAAACACACAATCAATCCCACGGTCTCGTCGAGTGGTGTCATACCAGTCAGCGACATAGTCCCGGTTGCTATAGGGTGTAAGACCATAACTGTAACACATCACCGGTCGCTTGGACATCTTGCGGTCGATCCCGAACTCAATCCAAAGACGCGAGTAGTCACGTCCGGCCTGTGCGTCTCGCTTTAACATACCCAAGGTGTGCTCCGAGACCATCCGATAGATGTCCATGGGTGTTTCGGTCGGGGCCACGTTGGTTGCAAAACATCCCTCCTCGTCCCTGCTTAACAATGACAGAAGCTGAAGGCCGCTGTTGGTTGCATCCATGGCACACGGAAGGAACGTCCTAAAATTTTTCGACCGTTTCGTGTGATACTCGGCCCACTCAAAGCACCACGCAAGGGCTTGCCAAGGCTCGTCCGCATCGGCCCACTCTCGGTTGGACTTGGGGTCGTTGGCGATCTTGATTGCATCCCGGGTGAAACCATCGGCCCACTTCAAGCGGTCTTCGAATGGTTGTTTGTCATAACCAAAACAGTTGGCCCCGTGAATCCCAAGCCATCTTAGGTCGTCGTCGTTCTTGATGGGATTACCCCTGTGAAATTGTAACAATCCTCGACAGTGGTCGGGTCCTTGGTAGTTAAGATAGCTTGGCACCTGATAGACTCGACCCCGAAAGTCACATGAGGATGGCATAAAGAGACGCTCGTTGCGGAACTTCCGCGATAACATCAAGATCTTAGAGATCAAGATGCGCTGGGAGCCCAACGATAGGTTAAACTTACCGAGCTCACGCTTGTCATCCCGCCAGTTACGTTGCTCCTCGACCGTCATGTGATCTCCGGGCCACTCCGGTAGCGGAATGTCGTTCCGAGGTGGTAGTCCGATCTGTAAATCACTGTCCCAAGCCCACTCAAGCACATCAAGGACTCGGTTGTTAATGGCATAGGGTGTCTCTTGGATGAGGTTAACGGCATTGTAAACCTGGGGCATCTCCGGTGCCATGCGTAACACATTCCGGTCCGAACATCTTATAAAGGGCAACACCGGTAACCCTTGGTCCTTGGTGAGACCGTAGCCACCACCGAATACCTTCTGCCACGGCTCGGGGCTTTCCACCATCGGCAACCAGAACGGTAACAATAACTCCCGATAAGTGTCGTATTCATTGATCCACTCACGGGTAACATCCGAGATCTCAACCATCCGCATCGGCTTGTAGTGACGACGTTGACGCTGGGCCTTGTCGGTGAACTTAATCAATCCCGTCCGGTCGTGGACAATCTCAAGTAACATCGAGCCACATGAGATGCGATCCCGGCGGGTCCAATCAGACCACTCCATGTCCTCGGAGCGTGCCGTCTTGTGCAGATAGGCGCTTTGGGTTGAGGGTCCTCGGCTCGATAGATCTTGCATCCGTTTAACCAAGCGCGACCCAAAGTCATGGTGCTTGATGAGGTAATCAGATAGCAGTTGGTCCTCGACGGCCCGGCCTAAGCGGAAACACACAGACGCATAAGACCGAGGCTCGTCGAGGACATCTAGGGTCGCTTTAACAGCGATCAATGCTATGGGGCGAAAATCATTAACATCACATAAACAGCGTTGCCACTGTGTCTTGTTTTTTATCTTTGTTATCTTTGGTATAACATCTACCACACCCAACACCACCGGCTCGACACCATCCCGCATGATGCGACGACCAGCTTGGGACAGGGAGCCTTTGGTGTTACTCCGGTTACGCCGGTAGCGTTGCACCCCAAGATCTAACATCTCTTGGTTGAGGTGGCGTTGGTCCATGGTGAATTTTGATAAGGGTGTTCAATGAAGGAAAAACAAGTCAAACCTTGTGCGTAGCTCTCTTACGCCTCTAGTCCCTTATCAAGAATTTTGTCACGCGCTCGCATCAAGCGGTCTCGCTTACGGGTGATCCTAGCGATTCGGTGGGTTAACATCAAGACCTCATCTTCAATCAGTTTGATTTTTATTTGATCACGCTGAGAGAGATACTTTTGTTCAACTCTGGGTGTTTTCATCATTTCTTCTGGTTGTGTATGTTATTAACAAGATCCCGAAGGTATGGCATCGGGTAAACTTTGGTCTCTTTGGGACGACCGTTTTTATCCTTGAGCTTTTCGATGTAAGCGAGACTGCGCTTCTCAAGGGCTCTCAAGGAGACTCGGATGGCCTCCCGGCTGGTCTGCATAAGGTTCGCAAGGGCCGTGTTGGTTATTCCAGGTTTCATAACAATCGCCACGACCAACGAAGCCTGATACATGGTGTTGATCTTGGCCTCGCGGAACATCTCGGTGGTCAGTATTAAGTCTTTCAT